TACCTGATGGCACTCACGACTTATGCGGAGCTGAAGACCTCGGTTGGCGACTGGCTCAACCGCACTGATTTGGCGACTGCCATTTCAGACTTTGTCAGCTTGGCAGAGGCTCAGATTGAACGCCAGTTGCGTACACGCCAAATGATTGTGCGTGCCAATGCAACATTTGCGGCGGCTGCTGAGTACGGCACAGTGCCTGATGACTTCTTGGAAGTCAAAGCCATCAAGATCAACACCAATCCAGTCACCAATCTCACATTCCAAACCATTGATGCAATGGATGCGCTGTCGAATACGACTTACTTGTCCAGCGGCAAGCCTTTGTATTTCAGCATTGTTGGCGGTCAAATCCGACTACTACCAATTCCTGATGGCGCATACACCGCAGAGTTGGTCTATTACGCAAAGTTGGCTAAGTTATCAAATACGAACACCACCAACTGGCTGCTGACTCAAGCGCCTGATGTGTATTTATATGGATCGCTTTTACAGGCTGCGCCATACTTGCAAGACGATGCGAGAATAACTGTATGGTCATCGCTGTATCAGGCAGGACTGGATCAATTGCAGATTGCAGATGATCGGGGTTCTACATCAGGCGGCGCGATCTTGGCAAGAGCAAGGACATTTGGATGATAGTCAACACCACCAAAGGCGAGATGGATGACTCATTGCTTGAGAAGCGTGAGGGGTCTGTTGAGAACGATACCGAGACAACGAGCTGGGTAGAGTATTGGCTTGCTGGTGAGATGGTGCATCGATCTGTCCATATGGCGCTCAAGCGCGGTGTTTTTGCTGATGGCATCAGTCAACAAATTTAAGGGATAAATCATGGCCAATACTCAAGCAATGTGTACCAGTTTCAAGGGCGAGCTGCTTGTCGGCCACCATAACTTTGGCACTGGCGTTGTACGCGCTGCCACTACAGCAGACACTTTCAAGGCTGCCTTGTACTTGGCAAGCGCCACTGTCAATGCGTCCACCACAGCCTACAGTTCCACAGGTGAGGTGACAGGCACAGGCTATACCGCAGGCGGCGTCACAGTGACCTTTGGCACTGCACCAAGCACCAGTGGCACTACAGCGTTTGTGACTCCCAGCGCCAGCATCAGCTACTCTGCTGTCACTCTATCTACAGCCTTTGACGCGGTCCTGATCTACAACTCGACTCAATCAAACAAGGCAGTCAGCGTCCACACATTTGGTAGTCAGACAGTGACTGCTGGGACATTCACGCTGACCATGCCGACCAATGATGCAAGCACTGGCCTGATCAGGCTGGCTTAACTGGGGCAGCGGTATGGCTGCTTATGGAACAGGCTACTATGGTCTAGGCGTCTACGGCATGGGCAATGTCGTTATCAGCGGCAATGCCTCTTCAACGGCTGTTGGCACGCTGCTGGCCGACAGATCAATTCAAGAAGATGGGACTATCGCCACAGGTAATGTCGGCACAGTCGGATTAACTGTATCCATTGCCATCACAGGCAATGCAGCGACTTGTGCTGTTGGATCGGTCTTAGCGGCATCAACTCAAGCCATTACAGGCAATGCGTCAACCTTGGCAGTTGGCAGTGTTGCTCAGTCTGTTGCCGTTGCTTTGACCGGCAATGCGTCTACAGCTGCTGTTGGCGCTGTTGGACTGACAAGTGCCAAAGCGGTTACAGGAAATGCAGCCACTGGTGCTGTTGGAACAGTTTCAGCAGAAGTTATATCTTTCCAAGCGATTACTGGCGTGGAGGGAACTGGCGCTGTAGGCACTGCATCAAATGTCATATCCATAGGGATAATTGGAGTTCAGTCTGTCTGTTCAATCCAGAAGATGACTAGGCTTGGATGGGGTGCATATCCAAACAATGACGAGACATGGTCAAAGCAAACAGACACATCAGCATCTTGGACTGATTTGTCGGACAATTCAGTAACTTGGCAAGAGGCCGCATAGGAGATTTCAGCATGGCAGATTCCACAACCACCAACCTATTATTGACAAAGCCCGAAGTAGGTGCAAGCACTGACACTTGGGGAAGCAAAATAAACACCGACTTAGATAGCGTGGACGCTGTCTTTGCGGCTGCTGGTACTGGTACATCAGTTGGCTTGAACATTGGATCGGGTAAGAAACTTGTAGTCGCTGGCACGCAAACACTTGCAGGCGAAAACATGACTCCTTACACGGCATTCAAAAACCGCATCATCAATGGTGCAATGGTGATTGACCAAAGAAATGCGGGGGCAAGTGTTACGATTACAAATACATCAGTTGTAACTTATACCATTGATAGGTGGTTTGCTTTTGGAACAGTAGCATCTAAATTTAGCGTCCAGCAAAATGCTGGCTCTGTAACACCCCCATTAGGTTTTAGCAATTATTTGGGCGTTACTTCTTTATCTGCTTACTCAATTGGTTCTGGTGATAGTTTTTCGATAGGACAATATATTGAAGGATTCAATACTGCGGATTTAGGATGGGGAACAGCAAATGCTCAAACTGTAACCTTTTCTTTTTGGGTTCGTAGTTCTTTGACGGGAACATTTGGCGGCTCATTAAGAAATGATGCGGCAAATCGTAGCTACCCATTTACTTACACCATTTCATCTGCAAATACTTGGGAACAAAAATCTGTGACTATTGCTGGTGATACGAGTGGAACTTGGTTAACAACCAATGCTGCTGGTATTCGTGTTGGATTTGGTTTAGGTGTTGGAGCTACATTAAGTGGTACTGCTGGCGCATGGGCTGGTTCAAACTATGTTTCAGCCACAGGCGCAACATCAGTAGTCGGCACAAACGGCGCTACTTTCTACATCACAGGCGTACAGCTAGAAAAAGGCTCAACAGCAACGAGCTTTGATTATAGACCTTATGGGACTGAGTTGGCTTTGTGTCAGAGGTACTATGAACTATATGATGGTGGTCTTTTATATTTAACAAAATTAAGAGAATCAGATAGAAATCGTAGAGGGAACTTCTTTTTTAAAGTTACTAAAAGAGCGGCGGCTACTGTAACTTTAATTACATCAAGTGCAGATGGCGGAGGAGCTATTGGTGTAACTGCTGGTATTGATGGAGGCTTTTTTGAAAGTTTATCTACAACAGATGGTCAAGCGCCAAACGTCACAAAATTCAGTTCAGCAATAGAGTTGTAATCATGTATAAAAAAATAATCAACACGTTAACAAATCAAGAAGCTCAAGTGATAAAGCGTTTGGAAGATAACGCATTCATTCCATTTGACACCGCAAATACTGACTACCAAGCCTACCTAGCATGGCTTGCAGAGGGCAACACACCATTGCCAGCGGATGAGTCATGAGCGATTTAGAAAAAGACTTTGCTGTGCATGAAGCAATCTGCGCCAAGCGTTATGAGGCCATTGAAGATAAGCTGGAGAGTGGCAAGGGCAGGATGCAGAAGATTGAGATCCAGCTCTATATCGTCATTGCCGCCATCTTGTTTGGGCCTGGCGTTGCTGCCGACCTTGTGAAGAAGCTGTTGGGACTGTAACGATGTGGACCCCATCTCCATCCTCTTTGCAGCCAACGCCTGCGTTGCCGCAATCAAAGAGGGATGCGAGCTGTACAAGCAGGCCAAGTCCTCATTCATGGAGGTCAAGTCCACTGTTGAAGAAGCTATTGGTGTTGCCAACGAGGTCAAAGGATTCTGGGCAAAGCTATTCGGATCAAAGCCAAAGACCCAACAGCCTGTCCAACAGACGCGCAAAAAGGAAAAGTATGTAGCAGTCAATGAGACTCAGGTGATGATTGATGTGGTTGCACAGCTCACCGAGTTTTTCAAGTTGCAAGAGAAGCTGGCTGCTCACATCAGGGAAGAGGAAGAGAAAAGCAAGAACGTCTATGACCCAGACGCAAACCTCATGGAGGCAGCACTCAAACGAGTGATGGCGCTGGATCAGATGGCAGAGTTGGAGAAGACCATCAGGGAAACCATGGTCTATCAGTCCCCACCCGAGATGGGTGCGATCTATTCAAAAACCTTTGAGATGCGAGACATCATCAAGGAAGAACAGGAGAATGCCAGGTTAAAGGAAGAGGCTAAAGAGAGGTACAAGGCATGGCAACGGCAGGAGGCAAAAAGAGACTTCCAAGCAAAGTCAGCATACCTCGCAGCAACTTTGATCCTTCTCCTATACCTTTGGATGTGGTTTCTGTTCGTAGGCCAATTGGGGAAGAAATCGTGGGATGGATAGCAGCGGTTGTTCTTGTTGCATTGTTGCTGCCCATGCTTGGTATGCTCTATATCGACATCTTGGAGGCCAAGCACGACACCAAGGTGCAATTAGAAAAAGTGGAAAAGTTAAGGCGGCAGATTGAAGCGCAACAGCGAAAGGATAAGGACAAATGAAAAAACATGAGCTTATTACTTCAGAAAGACTTAATGAGCTTTTGTCTGTTGACCCTCAAAAAGGTATTTTTATTTGGCGATCTAATACTGGTGGAAAAGGTAAAAAAGATAAAAAAGCAGGAAATTTAATGGCTAATGGATATTTAAAAATTGGAATAGATAACAAAGAATATCTTGCACATCGATTGATGTGGCTATTTGTTCATGGAGAATTTCCAAAAACAAATATAGATCATATTGACAGATGTAGGTCAAATAATTGCATATCAAATTTAAGACTTGCTACACCGAAACAAAACGCTGAAAATATGTTTAGGACAAGTACAAATACATCTGGCTATCGTGGAGTTCATTTTAATAAACGCTTGCAAGGAAAACCTTGGTCAGCAAATATTACACACAATAAAAAGACTATTCATATAGGATATTTCAAAACTGCTGAAGAAGCATCTATTGCAAGAAAATCAACAGAAAACATTTACTTTACACACCATATATCATGATTAAAAACATTTTTCAAATCATAATATTGACCACTCTATTGATTGCTTGTTCAGATAGGTACAGATACCCCTGCCAAGATCCACTCAATTGGCAAAATGCCGAATGCAAGCCACCAATCTGCACCGCTGCTGGTACTTGTCCCGAAATGCTTGCTAAACCAGAGGAGAAGAAGTGATGCCCACCATTGGATACAAACCTAATAGCCGTCTGACTGCTGACGAGATTGAAGTCAGAGTATGGGCATTCGTTATCGTGGTCTTGGTGACCATCCTACTGGCATCCATGGGGATGTTTCTGTACTCAGTTTCATTTGTACAGCAGCCAATGAATGGCAGCATGGCGGCCATTGATAAAGTGTACACCCAGCAGATCAGCACCATCATGGTCTTCATCACTGGTGTGCTTGGCGGTGTAGCTGGACGCTCTGGTGTCAAGGCGATTGCCAATGCAAGCGCCAAGGCAGAGGCCAACGACAATGAGCCACCAGCACCATGAGTTTGTTTAATCCTTGGGTGATCCTTGGCATCGTCATGGCGGTGCTGTCATCATTTGGCGGTGGATACTTCAAGGGTGAGCATGACGAGTACACGCGTCAGCAAGTTGAGATTGCTGCGCTAAACGCCAAGGCGAGGGAAACTGAGCAGGCGATGGCGCAAGTGGCGCAGAGTTATGGTCAGACATTACGAAAGGCGAACAATGTTGCAAAGGCTAAAGAAGACAAGTTGCGTGCTGATATTGCTACTGGCGAGCGCAGGCTGTTCATTCCTGTCAAAGCCCCCGAGTGCGCCGTATCAGCCACCAGTGATACCGCCATTGCCAGCGGAGATCACAGCGGAACAGCATCAGCCGAACTTGACCGAAAGACTGCTGACGATCTTGTCGCCATCGCAGCCGAGGGAGACACCGCCATCCGCAAGCTCAATGCCTGCATCCAAACCTACGAAACCATGAGGACCACAAAATGACTCAGTTAACCGCCAATTTCAGCCTGCATGAGATGTGCAAATCAGAAACTGCTATACGCATGGGTTTTGACAATACGCCTGATGAAGAGGCCACAGAGAATCTACGCACACTGTGCGAAAAGGTGCTTCAGCCTGTGCGTGAGCATTACGGCAAGGGCGTCAAGGTGAACTCTGCTTATCGCAGCCCTGAGTCAAATGCGGCGGTTGGAGGCTCTAAGACCAGCGACCATTGCAAGGGTATGGCAGCCGATATTGAGATACCTGGCGTCCCCAACGCGGAGCTGGCGCAGTGGATCATGGATAACCTAGAGTACACCCAATTGATTTTGGAGTTCTACACATCAGGCATCCCCGATAGCGGATGGGTTCATGTTAGCTATGACCCGAACAACCTCAAGAAGCAAGAATTAACGGCCACCAAAGTCGCAGGCAAGACTACCTACTTGAATGGCTTGGTAGCTTAAACCATGGCACTAAACCTTGGTCAGCAGATAACGACACCGGCGCAGCCAAACCTTGGCACGCCTACGCCTGCCTATGACCAAGGCTTTTTGGCTACATCATTTGGCGGCTTGAATGTCTACTTTGCCAAGCTGACGGCACTCTTTGCAGCGATCCTCGGGCCGCGTGGTAGCAAATACATCAATGCCCCATATGGCGCATTTCAAGATGGCACAGATCAGACGGCGGCCAACACCACCACAGCCTACGCCATCACCTTTGACACCACCGACTTCAGCAATGGCGTGACATTGTCGAATTCGTCAAGGCTGAATGTGGCGCAGGCTGGCATCTACAACTTGCAATTCAGCATCCAATTCAAGAACACCACCAATGACACGCAAGATGTTGATGTGTGGTTTCGCAAGAACGGCACAAACATTGACAAATCAAACAGCAGATTTGGACTTGCTACAAGAAAGTCTGCTGGTGACCCATCGCACATGATCGGTGCTTTGAACTTTTTTGTAAATTTGGCGGCCAATGACTACATTGAGATTATGTGGAGGCCATCAGATGTTGGTGTCAGCATTGAGCATTTTGCGGCCAGCAGCTCACCGACTAGGCCAGTAGTTCCATCAGTCATTGCCACACTTTCTTTTGTGTCCAATTTGTCAGTAGAAACCGCATAATTCAGCTATGGCACTCATACCTCTCAAGATCCCACCTGGCGTGTACCGCAACGGCACTGAATACCAATCTGCTGGCCGGTGGTTTGACGCCAACTTGGTACGCTGGTTTGAGAACACTCTCAGACCCATTGGCGGCTGGCGCAAGCGTTCTGCCAGTCAGATGACAGGCTCATGCCGAGCTTTATTGACTTGGCGTGACAATGATGGAGATCGATGGATCGCTGCTGGTACGCACTCCAAGCTCTACGCCATGAACGAGGCTGGCACGCTCAAGGACATCACGCCAACAGGCTTCACTGCTGGCATAGCTGATGCCGCGACCAAGACTGGCTATGGGTACTCCATTTATGGAAGTTTTGCCTATGGAGTTGCGCGTCCCGATACAGGCGCTGTAACTCCAGCAACGACTTGGAGTCTAGACACCTTTGGCGAGTACCTGATCGGCTGCTCCAGCTCGGATGGCAAGATATATGAATGGCAGTTGGGATTCTCAACGCCAACGCTGGCAGCGGCCATCACCAACGCGCCAACAGGATGTCAGGCTGTAATGTCCACAGCAGAGCGTTTTATCTTTGCCTTGGGCGCATCCAGCAACCCTAGATTGGTGAAGTGGTGCGATCAGGAAAACAATACAAACTGGACGGCGTCAGCCACCAGTCAGGCGGGTGACTTTGAGCTGCAAACAGTTGGCTCATTGAAAGCAGGCAAAAAGGTGCGCGGCATCAATTTGCTGTTTACTGATGTGGATGTACACACCGCCACATATGTCGGCCTGCCTTATGTGTACTCATTTGAAAAGGCTGCAAGCGGTTGCGGGTTGATTTCATCGCAAGCAGTGGCGGCCATTGATACTGCCGCGATGTGGATGTCGACATCAGGCTTTTGGGTATTTGACGGATTTGTCAAGCCTTTGTCTTGCGATGTGTCTGACTATGTGTTTCAGAATTTGAACTACAACCAAGCCAGCAAGGTGTACGCTGTACATAACTCCAAGTTTGGTGAGATATGGTGGTTCTACCCATCAAGCGCCAGCAACGAGGTGGACTCATATGTCACCTACAACTACCGCGAGAATCATTGGAACATTGGCTCTATGTCGCGTACAGCAGGCACTGACCGAGGTGTCTATTTGAATCCTCTAATGGTGTCGTCTGATGGCTACATATATGAGCATGAAGTTGGATATGCCTACGACTCAGGCATTTTGTTTGCCGAGTCTGGACCATTGGAGATTGGACAGGGTGACAACATCATGTCTGTACGCCAAGTGATACCTGACGAGCAGACCTTGGGTGAGGTGGTGGTGAGCTTTAAGTCAAGGCTGTATCCAACCTCGACAGAGTCAAGTCATGGACCTTACCCAGCGGCGCAGCCAACTGATGTGCGTTTCTCTGGGCGACTTGTCAAAGTGAAGTACACCGGCAATGTGCTTGAAGACTGGCGTGTCGGCGTGTCCAAGCTGGATATCGTTGCGATGGGTAAGCGCTAATCGTGGCGGCGAAATAGAATCAAGATAAGAGGTAAAACATGAAAGCATCAGAAATCATAATGGCAGACGCCCAAAAAAGAGGGGTGGACGCAAACAATGCTTTAGGATTAGTCAGCAACGCTGTTAAGCAGAAAAAGGCCGTCTTGATGCAAGAGGGAAACTCTGTGTTGATTCTTACAAAAATAGGCGATGTGGCGGCAGAGACTCATTTATTTACACAAGAAAGCCCCATAGCGCTGGCTAGATCATTGGCTGCCTTTATGAAAAGAATAACTGATCTTGGCATTAGAACTATTTATGGAAAAGCTGACAACCAACAAATTATTGAGCTACTTAAAAGAGTGGGCTTTAATGTTGTTGCCTCTGACTTGCCCGAATACAACTGGAAGGCTGACCTATGAGATTCAATGATCGTAACTATGCCATTCTTGGCATTCCAGACTTGCCCATCAATGCGTTTAAGCACATTGGTGACAGAAAGATTAAGCCTCAAGGTGGCATCTCATCTTTTGTTAGCTCAATTGGCGATGCTGTTAGCGGTGCTGTCAGCGGTGTATCTGATGTATTAGCTGATGTTGATGACACTGTTAATGAAGTAATCCCAGGCGGTTGGGCTACTGTTGCTGCTGTAACTGCGGCTACTGTTGGTTTGCCAGGTCTGCCTGTAGGCGCAGAAACAGCCGCAGGCACTGCTGGCGCTGGTACGGCGGCTGGCGCAACAGGAGCTAGCACTGCTGGCACAGGATTAAGTCTTGGAGGCAGTGGCCTTGGACTTAGTGCTGGTGGCGGTAGTCTTGGCTTAACTGCTGGATCTGCTGGCGCTGGCTCTATTGGTGCAGGAATAGGTTCGACACTAGGTGGAATAACTACAGGCATTGGCACTGGTGCTGCTTTAGGAAGTCTTGGATCTGGTAGCACCATTGGCTCAATGCCTGCGGCTAACTACAGCCTCACAGGTGCTGCGCCAAGTTTTTTAAGCAATCTTGGTAGTGCTGGCTCAGCAATATTTGATTTTGCCAAAGCAAATCCAAGCATTGCAGGATCATTGCTTGGTGCAGTAGCTGGTGCAGTTGGAGCCAATGACGCGCCAACATCACAAACCGCCACCACAAGCATTGACCCTCAGATCAAGCAAGAGTATTTGGCAAACCTTGAGCGAGCAAAGCAGACAGCGGCTGGCTTAGAGGCGCGTCAGATTGCACAGCCTAGTGCGATGTACACCGGCGCAGAGCAACAGCTCTACAACCTTGGCATGACGCCATTTGGCGCTGCTGATATTGCAAGATTCTTTAACCCATATGAAGAGCAAGTGGTGCAGGGTGCGTTGGGCGACATCGAGCGTACACGCCAAATGCAAGAGCAAGCAAACATGGAGCAGGCGACTAGGGCTAGAGCGTTTGGCGGTTCACGCCAAGGCGTAGTCTCAGGCATGACCAACGAAGCTGCATTGCGTCAAGCGGCCACCACTGGCGCACAGTTGCGATCTGCTGGATTCAATACTGCTGCCAACCTTGGACTGGCTGCGCGTCCCTTGAATATGGCAGGCTTGCAGACTTCATTGGGTCTTGGCACTACACGCACCGCGCTTGAGCAGGCAAGGCTTGATGCGTTGCGTAATCTTGGCACTGAGCGTTTGGCTATTACTGGCGGCGCGTTGGGACTTCAGCCTGCAAATGTGGGCCAGACATCATCACAGCCTTTGTACACAAGTCAAGCAGGCAGTTTGTTGTCTGGTGGATTGACTGGAGCCTACATTGGCTCACTCCTTGGAGGTAAGGGATAAATCATGGCTACATCAGCTCAAAACTTCTCAGGCTTACTTGGCGACATCTTTGGCGGTGGCGGTGGAGCTACTGGCCTTGAAGACTATCTGACGCCAGCTCAGACTGAGCAGATGAATCGTCAGGCTCTGCTGCAAGCAGCCATTGCCGCATCACAGGCAAGCGCACCAAGCACAGTGCCGCGCAGTTTCATGCAGATACTTGGCGCTGGACTCGCTGGTGGTCAGCAGGGTTATGCACAGGCGCAAGAGGGTGCGATGAAGCAATTGCTCACCAAGCAGAAATTGGATGAGTACAAGCGCCAAAAAGCACTTGAGGCGGCAGCGCAAAAAATCATCATGGGCGATGGTGGTGCTGCGCCTGATTCTGTAGTTACGCCACAGCAAGCTATTTCAGCGCCAGTAACGCCTGAGTTGCCTGCTGGTCCTACTATGGCGCGTGCCGAAATGATTGGTCAAGCCATGCCAAGCGCACCAGTAAGTCAGACTGATGCCGTCTACGATAGATACATGAAGCTATCTCAATTGTTTGCTGCATCTGATCCAGCGAAAGCAAAAAGCTATCAAGAACTTGCAAAGACGATTAAGCCTACGCCTGAAGTGGTCGGCGAACCATATCGCACTGCTGATGGAAAGGTTTACCAGCGCACTAAGACTGGCGGCAGGATTGAAGTGCCTGCTGCTGAAGCGCCAGCAGTTGAACCAATTGGCGAGATGAAAGAAGTCACAGATGCAACCGGTAAACCTGTTTTAGTTCAGCGTTATAAAGATGGAAGCATTAAGACTGTTGAGGGATTTGGCGTACCGCGTGAGCTGGTGCAAGTTAATCTTGGTGGCAAGATTCAATTTGTTGATAAAAATAGTATCCCTGCCAACGCTACATATCTGACAGGTATGTCGCCAGGCGAAGAGGCAAGACTCAAAATTGACCAAGCAAATCTTCAAATTGCATTGAAGCGTTTAAATCTTAGCCAAGCAGAATTTAATCGTGGTCAGTATGACCGAGTTGAAACTGCTGATGGTTTTGCGTATGTGCCTAAAGTGCCTGGGCTGCCCACCATCCCCATCACTGGACCAAGTGGTGAGCAGTTGGTTGGCAAGAGTAGTTTCACAGAAGATCAGGGCAAGTCGGCAGGATTTGCTTTGCGTATGGATGAGGCAAAGAAATTATTTAATGCGCCTGTGCTTGATCCAATGACTCAGCAGCCATTGGTTGTTGGTGGGAAACAAGTTACTTTGGAAAGCGCGTTTGGTGCGCCTGGTAGGTATCAGTCAATCATGCGATCTATACCATCAGCAGGATTAACTACTGGAATTGCCAATATAACTGAATCTTCTGGCCGTCAACAGTATCGTCAAGCACAAGAAAATTGGGTTACTGCTAATTTGCGTGCTGAGTCTGGTGCTGTTATTGGTACAGATGAGATGGAAAAAGAAATTAAGAAATACTTTCCACAAGTTGATGACAAGCCACAAGTTATTGAACAAAAGTCAAAAGCTCGCAGGTCTGCTGAGTTGGCAATGGAGGTGCGTGGCGGTCCTGCGCTTAAATCCATCAAGAAAGCACAGCAACAAGGACAAACTACTGGTGGTGGATTAACATGGAATCCAACAACTAAAAAATTTGAGTGAGGTAAAAAATGCCGCAAGTCGTCAATGTATTAGGTTATGGACCAGTCACATTCCCCGATGGAATGTCAAAGGAAGATATTGCGGAGGCGCTCAAGCAATTACCTCCAGTTGCTGCACAACAGCCACCAGCGCCAGTAGCACAGCCCACTACTGTTATGGGCAAATTGGCGGCATCTCCAGTTGGTGGCTTTGTGCGTGGAATGATGGATATTCCAGAAGCTGGCGCTCAGTTATTAACTAGAGGCTTGGAAGCTATTTCTCCCGCTGGTTCAAGCATGGAGAAATTCATGGCGTCAGAACGCCAGCGCGTTGAGGATATCAACCGACAAAATGAGGCTTTGTATCGTCAATCTCGCGCTGGTCAGTTTATGCCTGACGAAATGGATGTTGGCCGTGTTGTTGGTAATGTGGCTGGATCATTGTTGCCAAGCACTGCCGCTGTTAAAGCCTTGAATTTAGCGGCTGCACCAGTTAAGGCTGGCGCTGTTGGTGGTGCTGTCAGTGGTGCATTGCAACCTGTCACGCCTGGCGCTACAGACTTCTTTAGCCAAAAGGCGCAACAAGTTGGTGCTGGCGGTGTACTTGGTGCTGGTGGCGGCTACTTGTCTGACAAGATGTTGAATCTCTTGCTTGGCAGAGGTCCAACTGTTACGCCATCAGCAGGCGCAACAACAGCACAAGCGCAGACGAGCGCCACAGTGACGCCAACAGCTTCAGTGACTGGTGGGCAGATCACGCCTGGCGTTGTCGGCGCAGACGCATCAGCGGCATTGACTGAAGCGCAAAAGGCCATCTTAGATCGTGGTAAGGCGATGGGGTTTCGCACAACGCCAGGACAAGAAACTGGCAGCCGTTCACTCCAACAGATGGAAGCTCGGATGGAGTCAAACCCATTTACATCAGGCGCATTCAACGAAATCAAAGCCACCAATCAAAATGTGTTGAACAGAGCCGCAGCTCAAGCCATTGGTGTTGATGCAACCGAGTTAAGCAATCCTGTATTGGCGCAGGCACAGCGTCAGATCAGCGCCGTCTACAACAAGGTGGCAAGCCCCAATGTGCAGAAGTTGGATCAGATGTATGTGATGAATGGCATTGATCTGATTGATTCAGCAGCAGAGGGTTTAACTACTCAGCCGTTGAGAACAAATATTTTTGTGAAGCAATTACAAGAGTTGGCCGCCAAAGGTGAAGCTACTGGCAATCAGTTGACAACACTGTCATCAAAGATCGGTAAGCGTGCTAAAAATGAAATGACCACAGCTAATGGAGATCGTGAGCTTGGTCAGGCTTTGTTTCAGATCAAAGAGATTGTGGACGATCAATTGGCGGCTGGATTGTCAGCAGCGGATCAGGCCGCATTTCAAGCAGCGCGTGCCAATTACCGCAACCTGATGACGCTGAGATCGAATCCTGGCGTTATCAATCCATCATCGGGCAATGTCTCAGGCTTGAACTTGGCGTCAGCTCTGACACGCAAAGACCCTCGCGGATTCATGGAGGGTACAAATACCACTCCAATGTATGAGGCGGCACGCTTTGCACAAGCATTTAGACCTATTGTTGGTGACTCAGGTACAGCGACTCGCATGATGGAAATTACGCCATTGAATATGCTGTTGTCTATGCCTACAAATATTGCAGCAAGTGCCTACACATCAACGCCAGCTATTGCGGCTGCTCGCCGTCTGCAGTCAGGCATAGTGCCTGCTGGTGTAGTTAATCCAGCAAGCGAAGAGATGTTGAGGCGTGCTTTGCCATTGACGGCAGGCGCAGGGTTTACCGCAGGACTATTGGGACAATAAACCATGGCAACCTATCTTGACTACTTAATGGGCCTTGGAGAGACTGGCGCAACGCTTGGTAGCGGTGCAATGGCTGGCTTATTGGGTATGCCTTATGGCGTGTACAAGGGAGCCACCAGCGGCAAGTTGGGTACGCGAGAAGCTAATCGAATCGCCGAGGAAGAGGCGCGTAGGTTAATGGAGCAGTACACCTACCAACCCCGCGGCAAAGTGGCGCCAGAGATGTTGCAAACCCTTGGCGGCCTGCTTGAATCAAGCAAGTTGCCACCAGTTATCCCCGAGGCGGCGATGCTGGCATCAATACCGCGTCAGGCTGTTGCATCGCAAGCTGAACGTGCTGGCATGGCTGCTGAACGAGCTGTTGCGCCAGTGGTTGAGCGCACCATGAAAAAGGGTGGACTCGATGCTGGACTGCTGAGTGATATGGCGCAGGGTACTAGAAGTCAAATGCTGCAAGGCAACAATGTTTTTGATCCAAGGTTTGATCCAAGGGTTTTAGAGCAAGAGCGTCTAAAGAATTTGAGGACAACAATAGTCCCAATTCAAAATTACAGCGTTCCAGAGGTGTCTCTCGCAAACTATGAGGGATATCCTTTTATCACCAGCATGGCCGATAGGACTCGGACTGGTCTGCTGACCGACATTGACGGCGTATTGCTGAATCGTCCTGTTGAGCTGCAAGGCGGCCAGCCGTATATGTTTGAAAACCCTGGCCAAGTGTGGGCATCAGGTAGAAAGCCAGCAACTGATATTTATGAGTTGGCTGCTGAATTAAAGAGTGGGACTAAAAAGGACCCGCTATTTTTGCCATGGGTGATGTCTCCATCAGGCAGTGACTTTGCCAACATGACTGGCGAGACAATGCTTGCATATGCCCAATCAGCCATGGGCAAAGGAACAAAAAGCGCATTGGATAGTCAGATTAAAAAGAAATTTATACCCGACTGGAAAGGTATTGATGACCCTGCAAGCATTGACCAATTCAAGAAGTTATCTGACAAAAAGCGCAAGTCAATGAAGCAGCAATTGCTTGACAAAGAATTCAGGAATGAGGGCGGTTTAAGTATTGGTGAAGCAAGGCTTGCAATTGCTGACCCCACTCAATTGATGTCTAAAGATGCAAGCATATTGAATGTGGGACAAGTATTCCCTGATCGTCCAATGATTGCTCAATCAGGACATTCATCTTATCCGCTTGGCGTGCCAGGCCAAGGTCTTGGCGTAAGCAAAGACAAGTTCAATATCTTCCAACTGCTCCAAGACTACAGCAAGAGCCGAGGAATTGAAGACCCGACAAACCCATCAAGACCTGACATCAGAACGCTTGAGATGAAACCATATGGCGGCATACTCACAGCAGATGTACTCAAGTCTCTTGGATACTAAGTAGATACTCAGGCTTGAATTTATCAGCCATAGACTGGCTGTATCTGTTTAGCAGAAACTGTTTTACAGATTCCTCAGTTACTGAGTTAATCTGCTTTCCTACGCAGTTAAATTCATGCAGTACCAATGCCCTAAGAATATCTTTAGGCATCTTGACCTCAACATTTACAAATGGGGATAGTTTCAATTTGCATCTCCAAACAGCGCGGCCACCAGCGGATCGCGCTTAATCTTCCACTTCTTTGCTCTTTCCTTTGCCATGCGAAAAGCATGATCGTCTAAGGATTCCTTGGCTCGCCAGCGTTTGAGCCTCTCTTGCGCCGTCAATGGCTTTGGCTTGACGGCATCAGTGCCAATCCCATGTCGGTAGACAGCCACCAGCACATTGCCTGATCTGCGCCACTCTTGGATGTGGACAACGCCTTGCACTCGCAGCTTGTTGATGAGTATCTGAGCTGACCTCTCGGTGCAATATACCTTGGCGGCCACCTCGGGCGCAGTGCAGCCGACACGCTGAAGCAGATCGATGATGCGTGGCAGCCGAACAGACTTCATTTGCTGGACTTTGCGTGCGAGTAGACAGTGACTTGTTTCTTCTCATGCAAGCCGATCTTGGCCTGCGCTGCCTGACCCCATGCTCTGCCTTGAGCCAGCATCTTGAGTTCTTTGTCGCGAGTCCAGATTGATGGTGTGCCGTCACGCCAGTCAAATGCGTTCTTCTTCTCAGTCATTGGTCTTCATCCTCATGATGGTTTAATCTTTCCTCTAATCGTTTGATGCGCTTTTCGTTGTACTGGACCACACTCACGGCGTACTCCACCGCTGACTCGGCATCCAGTTTACGCAACTGCGCTTCTTGTAGCTCTTTGAGAATCACCTCGCGGATTGTTCTTGTCTTGACCAAGTCCTTGAGGTACTTGACTGTTAACTCTTTCCAATTCATTGCACACCTCGCATTTCCCAACCAAGCAAAAAGTAATTCCAACGAGTTTGCAGGGCAAGTACGTTGTATCTACCTTTTGTTTCGCTGAAGTCTGTATAGCCTTTGGCTCGCATCATTGCTTCAAATACTTGCTGTGCTTTTGTCATGCTTGTCCCCTTGATCTGATTGCTTCTGCACATTCAAGATATGGTCGTGTGTAATAGCAGTCATACCCATTGTTTTCTTTTGGGTCGTTGTAAATGTCTTCACACACCTTTGCACAGGCTTCACGTTCAATTTTCATTGCCAAAACAATTGAACTTTCTGCCGCTTTCAATGCCGCATCAGCACAGGCTTCACGTTCGTAAGCACGGATTTTATTTAACAATTCATCAAGCTCTTCTGCTGTAAAAACAAGTTTGTTTTGTTCTGTCATGTGTTCTTCTCCTTAAGTTTGGCTTGCAATGCTCTGCCAAACTGCACTTGACCCCACGGCATCGGAGCGCCTCGGTGTTCCTTTACCACTTCAAAGTAGACCTGTTCAATTTGACTATCAGTCAGCCCTACCCATTCCTTTTCACCACACCAATTGCATTTATCTTGGTAGGTGATGATTGATTTTTCTGCTGGACAAAAGTGTTCTTTCATTTCTTTGCCTCCTTAATCTCTTTCTGAATGCCTGCACTTGTCTGCAAGAAGAGCCTCAAAAACTTGACACCGCCAAGCCTTTGGTACTCGGCGTATTCGGATTGGGTGAGGCGCAGCGTGATGGCGCGTCCCAGTTCTGTCTTCTCTTTAACCATTATTCAACCTCGCATTGCAACAAAAACCAAACAAAGCAGCACAGTGTGCCGATCACCACAGCAACGCCAAACAAGGCGATCAGAAAGAAGATCAGGGCTGTTTGCATGGCTTGGCCTCACTTGGTGGTGTCCAACCAAAGCGCCGCCAAGTGGCCTGCACATCGGTTGGCTTGGGATATTTAAACTCTTTGGCGTAGGCACTTGGGAGCGTCACTTTTGTGCCTTGTGGGGGACGCCAGTCGTGCCTCATTTGCCTGCCGCCAGTAGTTCCATCTCGGCATCCTTGAGGCGCTCTTGGATGCACTTCATTTCGTAGTCGAGCTGGTCCAGTTTGCCTTGCATACGCTCGCGTGTGAATCTCTCAGCGTGCGCCCATCCGATTACGGCGCCACAGTGGACTGCTTTGTTGATGAGCTGCACAATCTCGGCGCGAGTCATCACGCCAATGGCAGTCTCTTTGGGGGGTGAGAGGCGCAGTACCTCTGCATCGATTTCGTCTTGCATCTTTTTGCTCATGCTTGTCCCCTTGCTCTGATGGCTTCAATCACATCAAATTGAAACCAATTACTGAATGGCATGGCTTTAATGATTTGTATGATGGATTCACGTTCTTTGGCTTCAGCTTTGGCGGCTACCAGCTTGTAAAAGATGTTAAGTTCTTGGGAAAAGTCAGCGGCAGTTTCAATGCCATCATTTATTGCACATTTCTCGTCAACATAAAAGCCAGCCTGTCTAGCCATCTCAATGATTTCATCTTGTGTCATGATGACCACCATGCGGCGAGTAACAGGGCAAAGCCAACGCCAATAGCGATGGCGGTGAGAAAGTCAAGGGAAGAGTCAGCGCGGCGGTTTAAGCGCCGTCTTTGCTCTTCCATGTAAGGGTGCTGGGTGTGGTTCATGTTGTCTCCTTAAAGGTGGAGGCCGAAGCCCCCTGGTTGTTGATTACCCTACTGCTTTCTCTGCAAAAACACGCTTTAACTCTGTACCTTGATCCACATAAGCGTCAGAGCCGTAAGCTGGATCGACTTCTTCCCAAAGATCGGCATCCAATTTAGCACCAGCGGCTAATGCGGCGTTAACGCGAGCTGCCAAACGATCTGCTTTGGCTGATGCCTCTTCACGCAAATCAGGAAAACAAGCATCGCCAGTCTCTTCACAAACGACTTGCTTAGTGCCATTAAAAATAGCGTTATGACGAAAGCGGCGACCAGCTGCATCTTCCATCAAAACATAAAAGCACTCGGCGATGAATGGATGACCATCACAGGCATAACCAGCGTTAAAGAGATCGGATGCGGCGTAAGCGGTAAAAGTTGCGTTCATTTGTTTTTCCTAGAAGTGAAGTAATTGAGGACTTGATAATATCACGCTTGACGAAGTCATCAACAACTATTTATTAGACCTTACAAACTAGTCAACTATTACTGTTGTAAACTTAGCATCGGCGGTGTTTTCAAGGTCACCGCCAGTTGCCTTTGGGGGGTCAGCGTGAGTTGATCCCCTTTTTTTATCTTAAACTTGACCATCTTCACAAAACATGGTTAACATACTCCACATGAAAACGATTTCACAAGAAGCACTCCACGCCATAAGGCACAAAGTTGAATGCGCTGGCTACAAGATGTCTGATGTCTGCCGAGTCGCAGAGATCGACCAGGCGCAAGTATCCCGCTGGATGAGTGGGACCACAGAGCCACTATACGGCAGCGTGATGCGCTTGGATCAGGCTGCTGACGCTTTGGTATCAGCTCGCCTCACAGTCCTCAACAAAGCCATGGAGGACGCCGTCAAATGATGACCACCAACTTCAAACCGCGCAGGATCATTGGCATTGACGTAGGGCTGAATGGCGCGATCGCCATGATGCAAGGCGAAACCCTGACAGGCATTTTCGATATGCCCACAGTCACTTTGAATCGTAATGGCGCAGCCAAGCGACAGATCAGCATCCCCGAGCTGATTGAGATCCTCGACAACTTCAAGCCTGATGAGGCGTACATCGAAAAGGTCTTTGCAATGAGTGGCCAGGGCGTTACCAGCGTCTTTTCCTTTGGGCGCAGCCTTGGCGCGATTGAGGGTGTGATCGCCGCAAGATCCATCAAGTCCACCCTGATCACACCACAGACATGGCAAAAGGCGATGGGCGTGACCGGTGGCAAGGACGGCGCAAGGGCGCGTGCCATGGAGCTGTTTCCATGGAATGTGGATTACTTCAAACGAAAGAAAGATGATGGCCGAGCAGATGCGGCGCTCATTGCTTGTTGGGGACTTAGACATGGATGACAAAGAACGAAACACATTGAGAGATCACATTGTTTGGCTTGGCTCGCAGCTTGAGTACCAGCGCCAAATCAACAAAGCAAACACCGAATTCCTTAAACGCTTGGTGCATCCCGAGGACTTGGGATTCTCTGTCAGCAATGAGGTGCGCCAAATTGCTTACTCACTACTTATCAACAATCAAATAGAAAAATGAAAAACCAACCTTTAAAACTCAGGCCGTCATCCGCATCACGCTGGATTGCCTGCCCAGCCAGCGCCAAACTGTCAACGCTTGTGCCGTACCAAGAGAGTGGCGAGGCAGCAAAGATTGGCACAGCCATTCACGCGCTGGCCGAGACTTGCTTTCAGCTCGACACCGACCCGATGAAGTTTGTCGGCCAAGTCGTGGAGGGCATCACGATGACTGAAGAGAATTGCGAGTTTGCCTTGGAACATTTGCAGGCGATATGGGCAATTCAAGATGAGCTTGGTCACGTTAAGGTGGAGCAGCTCTTCAAGCTCTACCAAACGCCACAGTTCTCGCTACAAGGCACTGCCGATGTGGTGGGAATATCTCAGGACAAGCTGATCATTGCCGACCTTAAAACAGGCCGCGGCTACGTCGACGCTGACTCCGAGCAAATGAAGATATATGCGCTGGGCGCGTTGCTGCACAGCACCCACAAGCCCAAAGAAGTCGAATTCCAAATAATTCAACCACATCATGGCGAGAAGCGCATACACACTATGAGTGCTGTTGCACTTAGAGAGTGGGAGCAAAACATATTGCGGCCTGCTGTTGACGAGGCACTTAGCGATGCACCTCGCTACAACCCATCAGAGTCAGCGTGCCAATGGTGTCCCGCCAAGCACATTTGCTCTGCACAGAAAGAGCAGTTCGACATTGTGGCGGCGCAACCCGACATCACCATCATGTCCAAAGAGGACATCAAAGAGGTGATGCTGGCGCTGACGCCAGTACAAATCAGCGCCATATTGGATCGCGCACCGATGGTGGAGAAGTTTATTGAGGCGGTAAAGGATCACGCCACAAAGCAGATGGAAGCTGGCGCAGTATTACCAGGCTGGCAGCTCCAACCCAAACGTGCATCCCGCAAATGGATTGACTCAACAACAGCGCGTCAGGCATTAACTGACGCAGGACTTACAGACTCTCAAATCTTTGAGACAGAACTAATTTCTCCTACGGCGGCTGAAAAGCTACTGCCAAAGGAACAAAGAGTTATCTTGGACGCATTGACGGCCAAGGTATCGAGTGGACTCACCCTTGCGAGAGATCGCAGTCTGAGTCAATAATGCAATCCCTGTAACTTTTGAAAGCGAAACGCAAAATGCTAAATCTCTCTTCTGGCGGCGGTAATGGAAACTACATCCGCTTCTCACCCCAAGCAAACGCTTGGACCAACAACCTTGGCGCTGAGATCCAGCTCAAGAAAATCGTGTTTGATATCGATGCGGTGCAAACAGGCTGGCTCCAACTTGGTGTCGGCATCCGCGACTGGCAACCCGACTCAGAGCTAGGACGCAAGGGCGCACAGCCTACACCTGACCACAAACGCGGCTTTATCGTGACCTTTTACAACAAAGAGATCGGCACTTGTGAGTGGTCATCCAGTGGCGTAGGTCCAAACATGGGACTGGAAAAGATGTACACCGAATGCGCCGCACAGCGTGCCGCCAATGCAGGCAAGTTGCCTGTGCTTGAGTACACCGGCAGCAAGCTGGAAAAGATCGGCAAAGGCACAACACGCATTCCTAACTTCACCATTGTGTCGTGGATTGACAAGCCTGCCGGTATGGGGCAAAGCGATGAGGAGTACATTGCACAGGCAGTGGCTCCAATGCCTGCACCAGCTCCTGTACCGATGCCTGCGCCAAAGCCAGTGCCGGCTAAGACGCCGATGGCTGCCGCTATTGAAGATGACGAAATGTTTTAACTGGTAGTGTGTACGCGCCGAGGTGTAACAGCCTCGGCTTTTTTTTCCTCTAAAAAATGGCAGCATATAAATGCAAGCAGAACAAATAGCCAAGACGCTCGGCAACGCGAAGAGAGCCAACGGCCAATGGGTAGCGTCATGCCCAGTACCATCACATGGCAAAGGCAACGGCGACAAGAATCCAAGTCTCAGCGTACACATCGATGACGAGGGCAAGCCACTTTTCCATTGCCATGGTGGCTGCACTCAGGAGTCAGTCTTCCAAACCATCAGGGATATGCAGCTACTGCCCGAGCTGGAAGAGCGACCCGATCCACTCGCCAACATCAAGCCATTGCCTAAAGTGGAGTTCCAGCAGGAATGGCAGTATCAGGACGAGGACCGCGTCACAGTCTTTGTCAAGCACCGACTGCGCGTAGGGGAGTCTGGAAAGACTTATAGGCTCTACAAAGTTGATAGTGACGGCAAGCGCTACCCTACGCTGGGTGACGCAAGGATCGTCCCTTACAAGCTGCCCGAGCTGCTGGACGCGAAGACCGCAGGCAGGATCATCTATCTCGCGGAGGGCGAAAAGGCTGTGGACGCGCTGATGTCACTCGGCGTGGTGGCGACCACCGCGCACAGTGGCGCAGGGCATTGGCCAGAAGCGATTACCGAATACTTTGCTGGCGCTAATGTGGTGATCCTCCCAGACAACGATCTGAGTGGCTGGTCATACGCTCGCAAGGCAGCAGATGCCATCCTGCCCATCGCCAAGGCGCTCAAGGTAGTTGACCTCAGACTGCAAGAGCAGGGCGATGACGCATATGAGTTCATTGAGGCAGGCGGCGGCAGGGCAGAGCTGGCGGCGTTGGTCAAGGCGGCGCCAAAGATAACCAGCGTGGATGATGTAACGATACCCGAAAGACTGCAGGCGATACAACAAATACCGCCAACTGTAGACATGGTGGCGACAGTTGCACCAGCAGAGGACATCGCCAAAGAGTTCGCGCCTGACCCGCCAAAAGAGGCAGACAAGCCAAAGCCAGTCAAGACCATCAAGATTGAATCTTGGGACACCATTCAGGATGAGCCAGTCGAGTGGCTGATTGAGGGTGTCATCCCCAAAGGATCATTCACGGCGTTGTATGGACCGCCAGGCTCATTCAAGTCGTTCATCGCCCTAGACATTGCCGAGGCCATAGCCACAGGCCGCACATGGATGGGCAAAGAAGTAAAGCAAACAGGCGCGGTGCTGTACTTGGCCGGTGAGGGCTTTGGCGGTATCGGCGCAAGGATCAAAGCCTGCAAGATGCACCACCAAACCGAAGATGGAGCGCCAATCTACATAGTGCGCCACCAGCTCAACCTCAGATCCAGCGCAGAGGACTTCAATGCCTTGATGATGGCCGTAGTCACGCTGGTGGAGCAGACAGGCATGGAATTCAGCCTCGCCATTGTGGACACACTCGCCAGAGCCTTTGGCGGCGGCAACGAGAACAGCTCAGAAGACATGGGTGCGTTCATTACGGCTATGGGCAAGGTTCAGGAATTCCTCAACTGCGCCTTGATGGTGCTGCACCACAGCGGTAAGGACGCCGCCAAAGGACTGCGCGGCCATAGCAGCCTGCTTGGCGCTGTGGATACAGAGCTGGAGCTGCTGCGCTTTGATGAGCAGATGAAAGGCGTCCTCACCATCAGCAAGCAAAAGGATGGCGCAGACAACGAGCGATTTGGCTTTGAGATGGTGGAGGTAGAGATCCGGCCAGCAGGCTTGGGACTGACAGAGCCAGTGGTCAGCTTGGCGGTGCAAGCCAGCGACTCAGCCGTCAACGACATACCCAAAAAGGCAGGCAAGAGCAACGCGGGAAGTGGCAAGAATCAGCGACTGGCGATGCAATGCTTGGAGCGAATGGTCAAAGAGCATGGAGTGCCAAAGTACATCGATGGTTTACAACGCCATGCGATCAAGTTGGAGCTGTGGAGGCAGGAATTATGGTCAAAGATGGGGTGTACTGATGATGATAAAGCCTCATTCAAGATGACATGGAAACGCGCAAAGGACGACTTGCAGAAGTCAGGCGAGGGAGATATCAGAGATGACTATGTGTGGCTTCAGTTCAAAAAAGATGACTTTTAATGGCTTGTTTGTTACTTTGTTACCCCAAAACAAGGTAACAAAGTTATGTGTTCCCATTACTTTTATAGATTGCGATAATTGAATGGTAGCAATAAATGCAAATGCAAAGATCTATCAGGTAACAAACAGGTAACAAACAGGTAACAAATGGTAACAAACAAGGGAAAAGGTAACAAGTAACAAACCGAGAGTCTAGGACTCGGAGGTTTGTTACCGACCCTCAGCCTGTTTTTAAGGAGAAAAGAAGTGGCAACGAAGAGAACAGCAAACAAGCATCCAATGGTGGAGAAGCCAAGTCCAAAGGCAGATCCTTGGACGATTCATGTGCAATCGAAACTGGTGGAGTTGGAGTCGGTTAAAGCCGCCAGCGACAGGAAATGGGGAGAAAACCGACTGACTACTTTAGTAAGCAGTGAGTTGAGGGAGAAGTTTTGGATTCAGAACAGCAGACTGCATCAGGCGATGGAGTTCAAAGATCGGGCGAAGTTCGATTCCAGCTTGGCGGGAATGATCAGGGCGTACAACGTACTGGATCAGTGGGCAACCGAAGAGGGATTGGAGCCAGCGTCATCCATTCCTCGGATTGAGTGGGAGATGCAGAATGGTCAGACCATGGTGATCGTGCGAACAGTCAATGAGGCAGTGGCGATTCAGACTCAGCGTCAGGACTTATCGAATCACCACATCTGGTCAATGCAGGAATTAGAAGCATTGCTGGCTGATGAACGTATGCAGGCAGTGATCAAGATCAAGGCGCTTGTGCCAACAGCACAGCTCACCAGCTTCAAGCCAACATCAGAGTTCAAGCTCGGCGGTGCAACAGGCTTTGATGACTTTGAAAACGATCTGACATTCAGCGACAATGACACCATGGAATACAAATTTAATTCCGCACAGGCAGAAAGGTTCAAGAATGGCTCAATTTAAGCTCATAGCGGCACTTATCCGCGAAAAGGTACTGGACATCGTCCAGCGCGTTAAAAACGCTTTAAAGAGGGGTTGAGCGATGCCTGGCAACCCAAAGCGCAGGAAAGACATTGCATTCCTCAATGAGATGCCTGAAGAGATGATCTTCAGCATGGTTGAAGCTGGCAAAAGCATTGCCGACATATGCGTGAGCCTAGGCATCAGCAAGCGTGCGCTAGACGATTGGATTGAGGAAAACGATCATGGTGCTATGATTACACGCGCGCGTGTGCGTGCCGCCGATCTTATGGCGTGTGACACGATCAAGATAGCGGATGACATGGATGTCGATCATCCGCAGCGCGATGTCCAGCGCATCCGCACTCGCCAGTGGCTGGCCGAGCGATGGGATCAGAAGACTTATGGCTTACAAAAGGCGCAGCAGATCAACATCAACGTGCAAGACCTACGCATGGCCGCACTGCGCCACGTTGAGGTGATCGATGACTTATCCACAGAAAAAAGCGCATGATGCACACATTGCCCTGTGGACAACTGCAAACTGCCTGTTTATTGGGCAAAACAGACGGAGTTATCCACAGTTTGGTTAACATAATAGTGATTGTATTAAACCGATTATGTAAGGTTCATGTAAGAAAGCATATAGATCAATGACTTACAGATGCATCGACCTGTGGATAACTTTGCAGCCGTTTACTGGCAGCCAGGCGCTGGCAGCGGCCTGCGCGATGACCCCCCCTTTGCTCGCGGCGGCGGGGGCGGCTGTAGCTGCACCTAAACACATATCGCCATGAGCAACCCCACCCCCCTGCCCCCCACCGCGCAAAAGCGCTCCCCGAAAAAAAATTCGAATGATTTGGTGGTGAATAACCCTTTTGTCGAATTCGTCAAGCTCTACAAGAATAACCCTGTCCTGTTTGTCAAGGAGGTGCTGAACACCGAGCCTGATGCGTGGCAAGTGGAGTTCCTTAACCACATCGCCGCAGGCAACCGCCGCATCTCTGTCAGATCCGGCCACGGCGTTGGTAAGTCCACCGCCAGCGCCTGGGCGATGATTTGGTATCTATTCCTGCGCTTTCCTGTCAAGGTGGTGGTCACAGCGCCGACATCCAGCCAGTTGTATGACGCCTTATTTGCCGAGGTCAAGCGTTGGGTCAAGGTGCTGCCCCCCATGCTGGCTGACCAGTTGGAGGTGAAGCAGGACCGCATTGAGGTGAAAGACGCCAACGAAGAGGCGTTCATCTCTGCGCGTACATCGAGAGCAGAGCAGCCCGAGGCGCTCCAAGGCGTACACAGCGACAACGTGATGTTGGTGGCTGACGAGGCATCCGGCGTGCCTGAGAAAGTGTTTGAGGCCGCGTCAGGATCAATGTCGGGGCATAACGCCGTCACGCTGTTGCTTGGCAACCCTGTACGCTCCAGCGGTTTCTTCTACGACACCCATAATCGATTGGCGGGTGACTGGGTGACCATGCGAGTGTCCTGTGCTGACTCGCCCCGAGTATCTGAGGCTTACATTGAGGAGATGAAGTCGCGGTATGGCGAGGAGTCCAATGCCTACCGCATCCGCGTCTTGGGTGAATTCCCGAGAAGTGATGAAGATACTGTGATCCCCATGGAGCTGCTGGACTTGGCGATGAATCGTGATGTGGAGGCGTCACCTTATGCGCCGCTGGTGTGGGGATTGGACGTTGCGCGGTTTGGCTCGGATCGGTCTGCGCTGTGCAAGAGGCGCGGCAACGCGGTGATTGAGCCGATTAAGACTTGGAAAAACTTGGACCTGATGCAGTTGACTGGTGCGGTGGTGGCCGAGTTTGAGGCGTTGGCGCCAAGCGACAGGCCAGAGGAGATACTGGTGGACAGCATCGGTCTTGGCGCTGGCGTGGTGGATCGGTTGAAAGAGTTGAATCTGCCAGCTCGCGGCATCAATGTGTCGGAGTCACCGGCCATGGGCGGTACTTACAGGAATTTAAAGGCCGAGCTTTGGTACAAGGCCAAGGCGTGGCTGGAGCAGCGGGATTGTCGGTTGCCCAAAGATGAGCTGCTCGTTGCTGAGTTGGCGACTGTCAGGTATATGTTTACAAGCAATGGCAAGATTCAGATTGAGAGCAAGGATGACATCAAGAAGCGCGGATTGGCGAGTCCTGACAAGGCTGATGCGTTTTGCTTGACATTTGCGTCCGATGCGGTGATTGGCATGATGGGGTCCAAGTCCAGCACGAAGTGGAGTCAGCCGTTGAAAAGAAACCTCTCAAGGGTTGCATAATTGCGATATGCGCCAAGACGCATGAAGATTGACTATGGTTAAAAGCCAATTTGCTTGTACTCTAAAACAAGCATCTCTTACATTCAGTCTCCAGCCGTGTTGGTGTAGCTCAGAAGGAGAGCGCCCTGCTTTGTCGGGGATGTCGGAGGTGCGAGTCCTCTCGCCAACAACCTATTTTTCAAGGGGTATTCAGATGAAGATGACCAAGGCAGCCAAGAAAGTTGGCAAGGTGATGGGCGAGTACAAGGCAGGCACATTGCACAGCGGCAAAGGCGGCAAGGTAGTCAAGAATCCTCGCCAAGCGGTGGCAATTGCAATGAGCGAAGCAAAGATGCCCATGCGCGGCAGCCGTACAGCCAAGAACATGAAGTCCAAGGGGAAGATGTAATGGCAACCTTAAAACGCACCATGGATCAAGCCATGGACAAGGATGCTGGCTACAAGGATGAAGAGAGCTGCCCGATGGCGACTCAAGACATTACCTTGAATCTGAAGAATCGCGCCAAGGCGATTAACTCTGCCAACTATGGTCCAGAGAATCCCAAGTTGCCCAATAAGCAGTTTTGGATGGAGATGGCGCGTGAGTGGGAAGTTGATCCCGAAGAGGCGAAGATGAGCGTTTGCGGTAACTGCGCCGCGTTCAATCAAGATGACTCCATGCTTGAGTGCATCGCCAAAGGTATTGGCGAAGAGGGCGACCCTTGGGCGATGATTGAAGCTGGTGACTTGGGTTATTGTGAGATTTTTGATTTCAAGTGCGCGTCCAGCCGTACTTGCGAGGCTTGGGTGGTGGAAGAAAATGATGGCGAGGGCGAAGACGAGATGCCTGAGTCATTGCTGACAATCAAGATTGGAGTCAAAGGTGAAGACTAAGCCAGGTTTGTACTCCAACATCCAAGCCAAGAGAGCCAGAATCGCCGCAGGCTCTGGCGAGAAGATGAACAAGGTCGGCTCCAAGGCTGCGCCGTCTGCTGCTGACTTCAAGTTGGCCGCAAAGACGGCCAAGAAGCCAAAGCCAAAGAAGTGATATCACCGATTTGCATCAGCACAGTACACGGCAAAGGTTTGCGGGTGATGCTCACAAGCATTGCCGAGTATTGTCCCGAAGTGCCTGTCTATTTGCGCGGTCCAGAGTCCATTATTGGCGGCTTTGACGCTGACCTCAAGGTCTTTGGCAAGCCAAGCAATTTCGGCGAAGACTACAACGACATCATGGATCGCGCCTTTGCCGATGGCTTTGGCTCAGTGATCTGCGCCAATGATGACATTGTGCTGACCCCCACCAGTTACAAGCATTTGATGGAGGATGTATCTCAATTGAGAGAAGAGACTGGCGAGCCAGTGGGGTGGGTGTCAGCAAGATGTGACGCGGCGCGTCCTGTGCAGAATGTGCGAAGCAATCCCTTTGATCAGCAGTTGCACTACTTCAGATACCCATTTGAGGACGCCATTGTGCCGATGGAAGTCTTAAGCCCGATCTTTGCTTGGATTGGCCGCGATGCTTGGGACTGCTTTAAGTTCCCGCCACTGAATTGGTACTCGGATGATGTGCATTGCGAAGACTTGCGTGCAGCGGGTTTTCACCATTATTTGTCGCGGTCTTATGTCCATCACATTGGCAGCCAAACTATTGGCTTGGACAGCAACCGACTGACCCAGCAGGCAGTGCCTTGGATCAGAAAGAATCGACCTCAATATGCAGCCGTCTGGTTTAACTCTTAATCTCGGTTCGGGCAAAGATCGCCGCGAAGATTGCGTGAATGCTGACATTCGCGCAGATGTCAATGCCGACTGGGTGGTAGATATTTGCAAATTGTCTTATGGCGAAATCGCCAAATGGCAGGGCAAAGATATAACCATCAAACCATTTTGCTTTTCCAAGATCATTGCGTTTGATGTGTTGGAGCATCTGCCCGACTTGGTGGCAGGAATGACCAACTGCCGCGACCTTTTGGTGGATGGTGGCGAGATGCACATCCATGTGCCTTATGACTTGAGCCATGGTGCGTGGCAAGATCCGACCCATGTGAGAGCGTTTAACGAAAAGTCTTGGGTGTATTACTGCGGTTGGGCATATTACTTGGGCTGGAAAGGCAGCAAGTTTGACATGACTCATTTGGAGTATCGTCTTAGCGACTATGGTGCGAGTCTAAAATTGCCACAAGATGAATTGTTGCGGATGCCTCGCGCAGTTGACTCCATGTATTTAATTTTGAAGAAAGTGCCATATGAAGACACCAGCGTGGCAGCGTAAAGAGGGCAAGAGTCCAAGTGGCGGCCTAAATGCCAAGGGACGCGCCAGCGCCAAGGCCGAGGGCATGAATCTGAAAGCGCCAGTTAAGAGTGGCGACAATCCGCGCAGGGCATCATTCCTTGCGAGAATGGGCAATATGCCAGGCCCAGAGATGAAAGACGGCGAGCCAACGCGCTTGCTGCTGAGTTTGAAAGCGTGGGGCGCATCCAGCAAAGAGGATGCAAGATCCAAGGCCAAAGCAATATCTGCAAGGAATAAGGCAAAAAAATGAGCGAATTACCTATCACTACCGACATGGGCGCAATTGAGCCAATGGATGACACCGAGTTGCAGGGCATTGTCTCTGCCGAGCTGGAGGACGCCGTCAGTTATATCGACTCTGATGTGTCCCCCATCCGCGCCAAGGGTACTGAGTATTACCGAGGCGATCCTTTTGGGAATGAGGAAGATGGGCGCTCTCAGGTGGTGGCGATGGAGGTGCGTGACACTGTCAGCGCCATGCTGCCAAGCCTGATGAAAGTCTTCTTCAGCTCTGAGAATGTGGTGGAGTATGTGCCGCGTGGACCCGAAGATGTGGCTGGCGCACAGCAGGCTACAGATTACGCCAACTATGTATTCAGCGCCGACAACAATGGTTTCATGACCACCTATGCGTTGTTCAAGGACTCGCTGGTGCGTAAGTGCGGCATCGCCAAGTATTGGTGGGAAGAAAACGAAGAGGTCAAGATAGAAGAATATTCGGGGCTTGATGACCA